GAAAGTTATCATGGGTTTAATCTTCACATAATCCCAATCCTTTACATCGTGTGAAGAAAATCTCTTTCTAATATCTTTTGAAGCGCCAATGTAAATCACTTCACCATCTTGATACATGACATAACATCCACACACGATAGGCACATCATTTCTGGTTTGATAAGTGTTCCAATGTGTCATCTTTCTTTTTCCAATAAATTATCTATCCATTGTTTTGTGACACTAATCAGCATAGCCACTATAAATAGACCAATAGCCCATAATACCACTGCTACACCTAACACTAATAGATTGGCGATCCATTCTGCTATATCAAACATTATCATAGTAAGTACCCCACTAACATCCCAATTAAGACTCCAAGCATGGCAGTGCCAACACCAAACCAATACATGACTCTACCTAAATGGAATACCCTTTGTTTTATTGTGTTCATTTGATTACTCCTTTATCTTTTTTTAATCCGTTTATCTTTGATTAATTGACATAAAACACAAAGTCCATTAATGTGGATAAAACACTCAAATTCCGCTCTTTGACAATTAGAACACTTCCGATGTTTAAAGCCATCACCTCGCCATTTCATTTCTTATTCACACCCCACCTCGGTAGCATCCACCAAGCCAACTATGTCATCCTCTTCAGGTAAAGGCACATCTGCCTTCTTATGCAAAGGAGTTTCAATGTTTTGCGTTTTAGGTGGGGCGTAAAATTCTCTTTCCATCTCATCGAGCCTGTCTTGGAATTGCTCAACGATCTTTTCTTTCTTCTTGTCTCTATTCTGTGCTGCTGATTTAAGGGTGCGAGATAACCCTTCACGGATAAGCATTAATTCTGTTGGATGTATTTCCATTATTTCTTCCATTCTCTGCGCTGCCATGTTGGTGTTGTGAGTTTCAATGCTGCTTCCCAAACCGCTTGGTAATACCATTTCCCATTCTTTGCGAATACTTCATCTCGCATTTTCAGCATTTCTTCTTCAGATGGTGCTTCCCATGTCATATAATCTTCCTTACTCAGGTGTGACATTTGTTTCATGCGCTGACTCCATTTTGGTTGAGATTGAATAAATTTCTTGGACTGGTATCAGGTAGCATCGCTTAGGAACAGTGTCACCTTTCCCTGTAATCACCCGTTGCTGATACCCATTTTCTATAATTAAGTCTTTAATGGATTCTGGTAATACCCAAATAAGGTTTTCACCATTATAAAACACCCATATATCCGCTTCCGTTGACAGGAGTGCGGATTTCTTTCCGTACATATATACTTCGATGAGAAAATTGCCTGTCTCCTGAGATTTCAGGTCAGACTTGACTTCGATTCTTGTATTCGTCATGGGAGAATACAGATCAAACTGGTGAAATTTTCCTGGTATAGGTAGGGTAAACGGATCAGTCTCCCTGACCCTATCCAGTACAAGTTGCTCTACTTTTTTTCCGTAGAGAAGTGCTTCGTTAAATGCAGGCATGGTATGTGGCTCATGTCTAAAATATTAGTTAAGGATTGCAACACATTCACATGGTTCAAAATACTCTTCAGAAGTCAAAAAGTATCCATTGTCGAATGTATCAGTATGTATATGTCCACCGCTTCCCGAACAGTCTTTACATGAAATATCGGAATATTTCCCGCAATACCTACCCTGTTCTGGGACAGACATATCTTCAAACTGCTTAGGGCGGTGTAAAACCCGCCCCTCGCATCTTGTCACGATCACTTTAGAAAGGTAATTCATCTTCCTGTTTTTTTGGATCGTGGGGTTTGAAATCGCTCACCTTTAGGGCAAGGTATTTTTCACCTTTCTTACTGGTGTTAGACCAAGCAGAGAGAGAAAAGTCTTTCCCGTCTATGTTGACCTTACCAGTCATGTTTGGATGCTTTTCAGTCTTGCGCTCTTTTGCTTGAAATAAAGCACCCTTGTTTGTGTTGTCATACGTCATTACGCTGACTCCTCTTGTTGTTCCTGTGCTTCTTTTAAGCTGAAGGTGGTAGGGAGTTCTGGTGGAAAGGACGGCACAGGGTAATTATTCGCCCAATCCGATACTGCCACCACCTTGTTCCATGTTGAAATGTCTGGCTTATATTTTTTAAATGTGTAATTCGGTTTCTTTCTCCAACCAGACTTGAGATATAAACAGGCAAGCCCATCTAACTGGTGGTCTGGGAAAATAGACTCAAATAAGACTTTATAACTTGTAAGCTGCAACTGATGAGCGTCATATGACTTGCCAGTTTTGAAATCAATCATCCATCGCTCTTCAATACCTTTCTTATTAACAATCTTTACCACCCAATCTGCTGTACCCGCCCAAGAATGGAGTTGATTCCCTTCATTGTCTGTGGCGAGATCGTACATACAGATTTCTAATGCTTCTGTAATGAAATTCCCATTTTGGGAAATATCTTCACAGAACTGCATAAAACTCATCATATACTTCTGTACTTCTCTGGTCACGGTAATGAGTTCACCAGTTTCCTGGTTGAGCCATTTTGGCTCTTTCAGGAAATCCACTTCTATCCCACGCAATACTCTTTCACAGTAATCATGCACCATAGTTCCTATCAATGCTCTGTAATTGCCATACTCCATTGCAGCATCATAAGATGGTGATCCACCCAACCATTTATAGAATCCTATTCCTTTATCAATCACACCTTCAATAGTAGTGGATGACCGCTTATAAATCTTCGGTGTATCGGGAAAATGTTTGTCCCAATAGGAATCTGTTGCACCATACCACCTGACACCTGAGAGATCGTGTCTCTCTACTGGTATTGGAGTTTGTAGCAGTTCTACTGCTTCTTTTTTCTTTGTGGCTGCCATAAGATTGGTTTTTTTGGTTTACGTTTTAGAAAAGCGGGTTTCGATGCTTCATAGAGCAGTTCTTCTATGTTCTGCCTATCTTCGATGATTGTTTTTTTCATGGTTTTTTTAGTACCTCTGTTTCTCTTGCGATGTTGGTGGAGTATGGTTTTACATTCACCAGTTCACCATTCTCATCATTAACAAAGTGTCTCTCCCATTTTACCCGAATACTGCCTACACCTATATTTATAACCTGACCAAAACGACTCAGTTCTGGATCAAGTTTGTTGGACAGGATAAACCCGTCACCGATCTGTAGGTCTTTTAGTTTCATTTAAGTATTATCTAATGAAATAGCTTTATCTAAGTAATACCTGCGAGTACGATAACCTAATTTAATTTCTTTTAGTTTACCGTCTTTGACCCAGACTCTTATAGTTCTTGGATGTACTCCAAGAATAGAAGCCATCTGTTGTGTTGTATATAGTTTTTGTTTCATTGCTACCTTATTGATTAATTGAATAAATCGTACAGGTAGTATATGAATTTTTATAATCTAATACAAGTTATATTTGTAATGAAAGGTAATTTATATATATAATAAAGTATAAAGAGACAGAGTAAGTCACACTCCATCGAGGAAGATTGGCTATTAAATAGTTTGTGTCATTTTATACTTTTCCACAAACTCTTTTGGATTGCCCTTCCCAAGCTCAGTATTATAGTATTTCTTCCAGTAATCTCCCATCCCTTCTACTGTTTCTGGGAGTTTTTTAGGGACTCTCCGATACTTTAATCTACACATAATAATTGCATAGGCGATATTGGTTTCTAACAGATCAGATAAAGTTTCTTCTGTTACTACTGGATGGAATAATGACACATGAACATTGGCAGCTACAGCGCATTTCTTGGTAGTTTGTGTCCTATATTTTAAATAATTATCTATGGTGTCTTTTGCACCAGTCATTCCTGGTTCTATCTGCCACCAACTGCGGGCTATTCCGCCATTCCACTGCTTTAGATAATCGTAGTTACTCTCTATTAAGCCAGTTCCAAAAATTAAATCTTCTGCTTCTTGGCTGAACATCCCAATTTGTTTTAGGATTTTCGATATTAATTCTCGAATCTGTTTCTGTTTTCTCGCGTTCATACCTTAGTACCTTATAAGAAATGATGTAAATATGATTGTTATTTTCAATTCTTGACTCGTTTTTCTCAATGATTGTACCCTTTTCCCAGGTGAGATAAAGAGCAGCTAACAAGCCAATAACACATAATCCGTATGTAGTTAAGTTCCGCATTACGCAGAATTTACTGCACCACCTATGCTAATTTCAACGCCATCAGAATTGATTCAATACTTTTTTTACTTCTGCGAACATCTGGTCATCTTTTTTTGTGGGTGTGTATTTTACGACTTTACCAATAAACCAAATTATAGCACCTTTCATGCCGTGCTTCTTGACTTTCTTTGCAATATATCTGTCAATGTATTTTGATAGCATACTCATGATGTTGCTTCCTTGTTATTTTTTGATTGTCCAAAATTTGCCCCAAGAAAGTTTATTAGTTTATACAACTGACTGACTATCTTATCGTCATTTGGGTTTGGTGTCATTGTAGCGAGAATGGCGAATGCACCCACTACACTCGTAGCAATTCCGATTATATTTTCCCAATTTTCTGTGATCCATTCCATTTACATTACCTTTTCTTTCTTGGTTTGTGTGCAGCACCTTTCATTAATTTTCCATTTGGCATATAATGATAGCCTTTTGGGGCTTTTTTCTTTACTTGTTTCTTTGTCTTGTGGTACATCATATACTCCTTTTTATTTTTACTTCATCTGCTACAATTACGACACCTTCATTATTAAATTAATTATTATAGGCATGGCGAATAAAGCCACCCCTCCCCAAGTTTTGATCTTGGCAATCTCAACATTATTTGTATTGGTTTTGCCATTCAGTAATTCAAGATGCTTCTCAATCTTTGAAACTCTATGGAATATGGTAATCTGTCTCTCGTTTAACTTGGTGAGATGCTTGATTACTTCTTCTCTATGTTGTTCAGTTTTCATTTGCCGTTAATCCTTCCAGATAAATAACTTATCTTTTCAGACAAATCATTCATTTCACGAATCATATCTTCTCTATGTCTTAGAGATATGTCATCAGATTTATTCCAACGATCAATCAAAGCAACTACCATCTTTTCTATGTTCTCCAAAGTCTCTGATTGTCCACGATTTTCAATCTTTAAATCTTCAAGAGTCTGTTGTTGTGCTTCCGATTTCTTTGACATCGAAATGACCAAGTAGACGAAAATAATTCCTACCAAAGCCACCATCCCACCTTCCTGATACACCGCCATAAAATCCATTCTTAATCACTTATATAAACATACTTAACAGGGATGTTGTATGATGTGTTTCTATTCATCAACCCAATTCTCCGAGATATACGCTTTAGTTTCTTCATTAGTGAATACCTTAATTGAACTCGGTAATGCCTTTAATTCTGTGAATGTTAAATCCGATTTAATACAATACTCACTCTCGTCTGGTGATACACGTTTAGCGAAGTATAATGGATGTCGTTCCACCATATCATCAACCTTTGCTTCGTGGTCAGTAGTCACATCTACAACCGTATCAGTATAAGTATAAGACTCACTTTCAATAGGATGAGCGTTCTCCATTAACCAAAGATTAATCGCTTCAAGTAGTTGTGCTTTAGTACCACTCCCGTCTATGCTGTGAGTGTCCATAAATGCCTGAATTTCGGACTTTAAATCATCTTCCGAAGGTAGAGTCACATTCACATCTCGTGTGCCTGTTTTCTCGACATCTTTGTAAGTGAAAGTCTGCCAATCATATCTGGATGAGATACGATTAGTGGCATCTGTTGGGATTATTAAATAATGTGTGTATTGGTCTTTCATATTAATTCCTGTGTTTGCTTAATCCAGCGTTATAATTCTTTTCTACTTCTGTAGCGGAGAGTGCATCGCTATATATTCTGACATCGTCAATTTTGCCGTTGAATGG